GCGCACAAATTAATAGAATAATCTCAGAATTGATGCTTAAAAAAACATACAACGGCAACATCAGCAACAAGCTCTTTAACCATATTACGGCTGCTTCTGGGTTGCACCGTTTTAGCAGGGGTCGTTAAAAATATTTATTATATATAAGATGCCGAACAATCTGCAGCCAGGCCTCCGGAACATCCAGCAGGATGTGTACATGACGAAGCTCATCCAAGAGATGGTGGAGTCTGATGACATGCTTCGTCCCCAGAGCACCATGAAGTTCAACGGCACCTATGCCGACAAGCCCTACGACTTTCCCAATCTGTACATAAACATCCCAGTCCGTTACTGGGAGCCCGACCCCCTGAGCACGTACAGCAACGACCAGAACAACCGCTTTATCCAGAGGTATGGTCGTCCAGTCCCCAAGGATTCTGCACTGTAATTTTATAAATATATAGTAATATGGACCCTCTAGCACTCGCTGCTGTGGTTGGTCTCGTGTTTGCTGGGCAGCGCTTGAGTGAAAGCAGCTCCACCCCACTTACCCAAGACCAGATGGTTATGATGAAGCCCACAAAGCCTCTAACATCTTTTGACTTGATGAATAAGAATTTTGCGCAACAAGACAGAGCCCTGGACCCTCGCACGACGCTTCCAGATGCAGGCCGCGTGTACAACGACTTTCGGTTGCGTCCGAAGGAGGCTGTGGGCAATATGCAGGACATTTCGCCCGTGGCCCGGCGTTTCCCGTACGGTCAGCCAGTGTATGACCTGTACAGTCGCCAAGGTGTGTCCGGCAAGATGAATAACGTGCCGCCTGTTACGCAGGTGAATGTTGGTCCCGGTCTCGGCATTGGACCAGATGAGCCAGCTGGTGGTGGTTTCCACGAGTTTTTCCGGGTGCTCCCAGCCAACATCAACGAGGAGCGGCTCACCACTCTGCGCGGCACCTTTTCAGACCCCGCAAACACGGTCGGCGGCCCCTCGAACGCGGTGGTCAAGGGAGGCGGTCCTGTCGCCCCCAACATCACCCACGAGGCCAAGGACACCAAGGCGTGGCACAGAGACCCTGCGCAAAACAGCGGCCAAGGCCAGGGCGGTGTGCTTCGCGCGGCTGAAGGTCGTCCAGACCAGATTAAGACTCGGCGTCTGACTACCCGTGACGAGACGGGCGAGCGCACAGGAGACACTCTGCAACTCGGAACAGCGGGCTACTTTGTGAATGAGCCTTATGCCACATCCACCGGCGCTGATTCGAGCGGATACGCAACGGGCAAAGGCAAGTACTCTGACATTCGGCTCTCTCGTGGAACTGATAACAGGTCCAACGCAGATCGTGAGGGCAACGGCCAGCGTATGAATGTTCGCGCAGACCCTATCGGACAGCTGGGCGCCATCACCAACGTACGCTCAGAGTCTGTGCCGTTCCCAGTGCAGGGAGCAGACCCACAGTTCCGGTTCAACCCATACAAGGATGCAGATTACTACAAGTTTAATGCATTCCGTATGAATGCCAACCCCAACTCGACACCCAGGGCGCTCGACATTGCCATTCAACAACTCGACAAAAATGAGCTGGCCATGACCCCTCTGTCAAGAATGACCGCAGCAAAGTGACTGAAAAAAAATATAGTAAGAAATTAAATGTCGGGTGGCATTGTTCAACTCGTGGCGACCGGTGCTCAGGATGAGTGGCTGACGGGGAAGCCAGAGGTGTCTTTCTTCCGGGCCAACTACAAGCGCTACACGCACTACGCCTCGTCTGTGGAGCGTCAGCTTATCCAGGGCACTCCCCAAGCAGGCAGCATCTCCACTATCCGCCTTGAGAAGAAGGGCGACCTCGTGTCCTACATGTACCTCACGGCCCGTGACGGAAACGGTACGTACATTTCAAACCTCGACTGGTCTCAGGTTATTTCCCGTGTTCAGCTGTACATTGGTGGCCAGGAGATTGACTCCCAGGACTTCCAGTGGCTGTCGGATGTGGAGCCAGTGGTTGGTGCCCAGAACTTCAACCAGCGTTACCTGAACAACCAAGGTGGCTCTGGCCAGCCAACGGGCTATGCGGCGAGCAACCAGGTGGCCAGTTTCTTCCCCCTCAAGTTTTTCTTCAACAAGGAGTGGATGCTTGCCCTGCCCGTGGTGGGTCTGGCCTTCCACGATGTGGAGATTCGCATCACGTGGGCACCAAACAACGGTTCCTTTGGCCTTGGTGCTGCGGCATCCGTGTCAGGTGCTCCAGGTGCCGGCACCAGCACAACGCCCAACTTGCCTAACTCTCCAACCTACCAGCAGCTGCAGTATGTGCTCTGGACCAACTTCATCTACCTGGATGCCGCTGAGCGTGAGTTTTTCGCCAAGACCGCCATGGATATGCTCATCTACCAGGTGCAGCGTGTGCCTCTTGGTATCACGCCCGTCCAGGAGTTGGCCCTGGCTCACCCCATCAAGTACCTGGCCTTCCAGTCCAACAACTACAACACGATTTACTGTAACTCGAGCTCCTCTACGGGCGGTGCTGGCTCGGCGACTGCTGTCAACGCAGTGCTCCGCATGCAGATTAACGGCGTGGATGTCGGTGATGACAAGCCCCTGTTCCACTACACTGATATCGCACAGTACTACCACACGCAGTTTGGCTACCAGACGGCGCCTAGCGCCTCGACGTACACGGCAAACGTGGCCATCATCCCGTACTGTCTGGACACGACCCGTCTACAGCCCACGGGCACATTGAACTTTTCTCGGCTCGACACCTACCGCCTTGTTACTCCTACGCAGCTCAAGTTGGGCAGTCTCACGGGCATGCAGGCACTGGCCCAGCCATTCGCCCAGCTCCGTGGCAACCCCGGTATCGGCTATCTGTACGCAGTCAATTATAACATTCTGAGAATCCGTGACGGTATGGGTGGACTTTTGTACGCAAATTAAATAAGAAATATTATAGTATGCGGTTCTGGCCTTGGATACTGCTTTTGGGACTTTTGTTCCTCATAACATATGATCCACGCTCGGGCAATCTTGCGAAATATTATTCTGTGCCAATAGGAGAGGATGGAAAAAATCCCACTGACTCAAAGAATGAGACCCCCGGAAAGGCATAAAGCTATTGCTATTCCAGTGAGTTATGTTGAAGGGAAACCCTACTTTCTTTTGGTGCACGACCGCCGATACAAAGAGTGGACATTTGTCACCGGAGGGTGCAGACGACGAGAGGTGTACAACCCCCTCCGATGCGCACTCCGAGAACTCGAAGAGGAAACTCGTGGCACCATAAACTTAAAAAGGGGGGCGTATTCCTATTTTAAGTTTATCAATAAAGACCCGGAAGACCAGATTAACAACGTCTATCATGTGTATGTCCTTGATGTCCCCATGACCCACTTGGAGCACAAGCACATTGTGAAGCGATTCACAGAGGAAAAGCACAAGATGGAGACTCGTCAAACTGCATTCCGGAAAAACTATGATGAAAATGACTTTTGTGAGTTTGACACACTCGAAGGCATTTCCCAACGGCCAAACCTCTGGGCCATGATACGTCACCACATTGTCCAAAACCCAGAGTTTCACACAGCCCTCAAGGCGGATAAACAGCCGTTTTTCCTGAGACCCTGATCTCTCCTACAGATGATGACCCGCTACGCGGCTCGACTTGATCTTGAGGGCCCGAAGGCCCCTCAGTCTCTTGCGCCAAGAATTTTATATAAATTTATTTTTTTTTTATATGACGGTGAAAAAGTCTGTCCTTGCCCAGCGCTTGGCAGAGCTCATGACCGCTGCAGGTGAGACTGTAGACCCAGTGGAGCTGGAAAAGTATACAGTCCAGAAGCTCCACTACGAGATTCAGAAGCTCGAGGAAAAGCCACCAGAGCCAGAGCCGGAACCCGAGGTGGAACCAGTAAAGGAAGAAAAAAAAGAAAAAAAAGAAAAAAGTTTGTGGAGACTGATCGCCTTGGATGACTCTTCGAGTGACGACGAGGAGTAAAGAAGAGACCCCATAAAGTACCATGGATCCACAGCGTGTCGAAGAGTACAAGGCTGCGCTCCTTCAGTGTGACCGCTTGTCTGATGTGCAAACCAAGTACGCTGACGTGGCGGAGTGGCTCCGCGTCCAAAATGAGACACTTAAACGTAGTCTGCTAAATAAAAGTAATGATACTTGACGTCCCCTACACCCATGTGTTGACCACCTTTGGACGACCAACACTCGATGAAGAGTGCAATGCCTCTTGGAAGGTGGGTCGCGCCACTGTGCACTTTAGCGACGACCAAGTATCCGTGTGTGGCCCTGATGACGCTGTCCGTGTCGTCAAGGACATTATAGACAACACCCCCATAAGTGACACCCTAGTCACAGGGACCCCTGTCAAGGTTCGGGTATACGATGAATTTTTAGAAAGAATTTTTAAAAATAATTGTTTTATAATTTGTCATGACAAGACCCTGTTCAATCCCAAGACT